AAAAGGAGAATAAAACCATGGAAAGAAATGATGTTTTCAACGCCTTATTTAATACTATCAGAGACTCGTTAGATTGGGCGTATGAAGTAGAGAATAAGGAATATGCGAGTTACGTCAATGGAGTTATTACTTTAGGTGACAAACTATTAAGCCAATTAGATAAAAATGATCAAAGCAAGGAGGGCTGGACTTGGTGGGAAAAACACAAAGACTTAGAGAGCTTATCAAAATCTTAAATGATGCTCGTAATCAGTATTATAACAATTCAAATAGTCCAATGAGCGACTATGAATATGATAATCTGTATGATGAGCTAGAGCAGTTAGAACATGAAACAAATATTATTTATGGTAATTCGCCTACTCAGACTGTGGGGTATGAAGTAAAGTCAAAACTGGAAAAGATAACACACTCACATCCAATGTTATCTTTGGACAAAACCAAAGCAACAGATGATCTAGTTAAGTTTTCTGATGGAAGAGATTGTATTATTTCTTTAAAGTTAGACGGATTAACAACACTATGTACTTTTGAGAATGGCAGATTAATTCAGGGTGAAACTCGTGGCAATGGTGAGATTGGTGAATTGATCACTCATAATGCTAAAGTCTTTGATAATTTACCGCTAAAGGCTTCAAATACGCATAAGTTTGAAATCGAAGGCGAAGCAATTATCACCAAAGAAGATTTTGAAAAGATCAATAGTAAATTAGCAGAGGACGATAAGTATAAGAATCCAAGAAATCTTGCTTCTGGATCGGTACGTCAGCTGGATAGTAAGATTGCAAAAGAACGTCATATAAGATTTGTTGCATGGAAAGTGCCATATGGATTTACAAGATTTACTGATGGATTTAATTATGCAAAAGAGCAAGGTTTTGAAGTTGTTCCATACATTCTTTATAACAGTGATAAAGATGACATTAATAAGATCATTGATGAATTAAAAGCTGTCGCAGAAGAAAAATCATATCCTATCGATGGTCTCGTTATTACATACAATGATGTAGAATATGGTAAATCTCTTGGTATGACAGGACATCATCCGAGACATTCCTTAGCATTTAAATTTTATGATGAGGAAGTTACAACCACATTAAAAGATATTGAATGGGGAATGGGTAAGACTGGCGTTTTAACTCCTGTTGCGGTCTTTGAACCCGTGGAACTAGAACAGACAATTGTTGAAAGGGCTTCATTGCATAACATTTCTATTATGGCTGATCTTTTACATAAACCATTCAAAGGTCAGGAAATTGGCGTATGCAAGAAAAACCAAATTATACCGCAGGTGACATGGGGAGAACATTCAGATAATAATTCTGATGTATCATTTATCTCCATTCCTGATACTTGCCCTATCTGTGGTGGTAAGACTCAGATTATAAAAGAAAATGACTCCAAACAGCTTTTTTGTACTAATCCAGATTGTAAAGGTAAACTCCTTGGAAAACTTACTCACGCAGTAAGCCGCAATGCATTAAATATTGATGGCCTGTCAGAGTCAACAATCGAAAAATTCATTTCTCTTGGTTGGCTCACTTCTATTAAAGATATTTATCATCTACATTCCCATGAAAAAGTAATGAAAACTCTTGATGGTTTTGGCAAAAAATCTGTAGATAAACTCCTTGATTCTATTAATGTAAGCCGTAATACAACTCTAGCTCGTTTCTTGTATTCGCTTTCAATTCCACTTTTAGGTAAGACAGCAAGTGCTGCAATTGCAGAAACAGTAGATGGTGATTACGGAACATTCATTCATGTAATGACTATAAAAGGAGCAGATTATTTCAGACATCTGCCAGGTGTAGGAGATTCTCTTATTGACTCTATGAATACTTATTTCAAGAAGCATATGGATGATGTAATGGGTCTTTCTACAGAGTTTATCTTTGAACTGCCAGTATCTCCACTAAAAGAAGCTATGAATGCCGTAGACTCTAAAAAGTTGGAAGGTAGGACATTTGTCATTACTGGTAGTTTAAATCACTATACCAATCGAGACGCTGCTAAAGCGGAGATCTTGGCATATGGTGGTAAGGTATCTGATACTGTGAGCGCCAAGACTTCATACCTCGTAAATAATGATATTAATTCTAGTAGTTCGAAGAATAAGAAAGCAAAGTCACTTGGAATTCCGATTATCACAGAAGAAGAACTAATGGCAATGATTCACTAAGAAAGGAGAATATATAAATGGAGATGACTATCCAATTAAATAATGTTCAGGATGCAGGTTTATTTGTTGCTCAGTGCAATGAATATGCAGAGAATATCGACTATAGATTCGATCACTATATTGTCGATGCAAAATCATTATTAGGTGTGATTTCAGCAGGATTTAATAAAAAATGTATCGTTTCTATCAATACATCTGATTCTGTTGTTCTGGATAAATTCTATAAAGACATGGAAATGTGGAGGAATAACATATGATTTTTATTGCAGGTAAGACTTGTAGTGGAAAAACGAGAATTGTATCTGAGCTTTGCAAAAAGTTCGGATACAAGAAAATTGTCACATACACTACAAGACCTATTAGAAATAAGGAAGTAGATGGAATTGACTACCATTTTATTTCCGAAGAAGAGTTCGAAAAAAAGATAGAAGAAGGATTTTTTGCAGAATATAAGGTATATGATGCAGAATTTGGTAGATGCCATTATGGTGTAGCGACAGAAGATGTAGTAAATGCTGGTCCAAAAGATTTGCTGATTGTAACACCGGCTGGATACAAAGACATCACCGAGAATTATTCTGTGCAGCATAAGTTACTTTATATCTATGCTAATAATTCTACCATTAAGAAAAGATTAAAGGATCGTGGAGATGATGATAAGGAAGCAGAGCGTAGGGTAAAAACTGATAATGATGATTTTAAAGGCTTTGAAACTGTAGTAGATAGAATCTGCTATAACAACTACAATGACGATCTTGACCAGACATTAAACTATATTAATGAATATCTGGAGGATCATGTATGATAAGAAAGAAATTATTTTTAGATTTTGATGGTGTGATCGCAAATACTATTGAAGGAATCATTTCTTTATACAATGAAGATTTTGCCGCTTATCCTGATTTTCAGTATGTCCCTTGGTGGAGGGTGGAGACATGGTGCTTTAAAGAGTGTAAATGTGCTACACCAGATTATATTGACTGCTATTTTAATCAGCAGCGATTTTTTGACAGGCTAAACTTTATGCCGTGGGCAAAAGAAGTTATCTCAATTCTCTGTAAAGCCTATGATGTAACAGTTGTATCTCATGGGTATTCACCTAATTTACTTCTCAAAGAAGCTTGGATCAAAGCACAATTCCCTGATATTAAATTCATTGGTGTAGATTTAGATAAACATAATGATAAATCGTGTGTAGATATGTATGGCGGTATCTTTATCGATGATAATGCTAACAATCTTAGAACATCAAATGCTCAGTATAAATTCTGTTTTGGTGATTTATATGAGTGGAACAAAGATTGGTATGGAGAAAGATTATATAACTGGACAGACGTATATCTTAAGCTGATCGGTGGTGATATTAAATTTTGATCACTAATTCAGAAATGCTTGCAAAGGAATTACTTAAGGAAAATGATTTTATCACTGTAATGCTAAATAATAGAGAATATATTATTGAGAACATCGGAAGGGTATTTGGATGTGGTGACACACCAAGTTCTCATAGGTGTTTAAAAATTAGAGAAACAGGAAGTGGGTGTTTGTTAAGATGACAAAGAATGATAAGAAGTTGCTTATTGAGTTAATCTGTGAAAAACAGACCAAGATGATTGCCAAGGATCATACAAAGTATTCGTCAGAAAAATATAAGCATTTGGAAAAACTTAAAGTGCTAATTAAGGATATGTGAGGTGGTATATATGGCTGATATTACCATGTGTTTAGCGGAAAAGTGTCAAAAGAAGGATAAATGTTATCGATGTACGGCAGTTCCAAATTATCACCAAAGTTGGAGTGATTTAACGAATTTCTGTAATGAAGATAATAATTATAAATTTTTTATCGAAGATTGGCGAACAATCGTAGATGCATGTAGAAAATAGGAGGATGAGAGATGCAGGTTATTAAAAGAGATTGTACAGAAGTACCATTTGACAAGTCTAAAATTTCTTCTGCTATTTTAAAGGCAATGAAGAATGGCTCAGGCATTGTAAAACCTAAAATTGCAGAGGATATTGCGACAGAAATTGAACTAGAATGCAAGGATAAAGACGAGGTAAATATTTCCGAAATTGAATCAATGGTTTACGATAAACTAATCACAAAAAAACAGCGTCTTACTGCAAAAGCATATGAGGGTTATAGAAGCATCAGAGAATTTCAGCGTGAAAATAGTAATACGACAGATGATGAAATTTTAAGATTAGTAGAAGACCTTGATGAATATTGGAAAGACGAAAATGCCAATAAAAATCCCGTGTTAAATCCAACTAAAAGAGATTATATTGCTGGATCGGTAAGTACAGATGCAACCAAAAGATATTTACTTTCACCTGAAATTATTCAGGCTCATATGGAAGGACAGATTCATTTTCATGATGCAGATTACTTTATCCAGCATATGCATAACTGCGGATTAGTTAATCTTGAAGATATGCTTCAGAATAATACTGTAATTAGCGAAGTGTTAATTGAAAAACCACATGCATTTTCTACTGCTTGCAATATTGCTACACAGGCAATTGCACAGATTGCTAGTAATCAGTATGGTGGACAAAGTATTTCCTTAGCTCATCTGGCTCCATTTGTAGATATCAGCAGACAAAAAATTCGCAAACAGGTAGATGAAGAATTAACCTTAGTTGAAAATATCTATGTATTATCTAAAGAACAGTTA